TATTCTTTTCTAAGTATTCTTCCATTTCAGATATGGACATCAAATCAGTCCATTCTTCATCTGTCTTTTTATTTCTAAATGTATATGTTGGCATATGTTTATTTATGCTGTTACTCTGGCAGCGTACCATGATGGCACTTCTCGTTTAGACCATTTAGCAAAATATGCTTTTGCTTCTACATAATAATTCTTGTAACTAGCAATACTATCATTTGGTACTATACATTGAGGATAGTGTGACATTGCCGGTGTTGGTTCTCGCCAACCTTCTTGTTTAATATTATTAGGTGCATTTGCTAGTATCTCATTCAGTTTAAAGTTTGTACTATGTACTTTACCATATCTGTGGGTATATTCATGTCCTAGTTTTTTAAACAAATCATATAACCATAGATACTGCATTTTGGTTTCTCTTGCCCATACAGCACTAGGGTGGTGGTAGTGTACTGCTTTGTATATAATGTCTTCTCTTTTATCTTCCATAATATAACGTTTCACTTTTCTACCTGTCTTACTTCTACCTTCAATCTCTTTACCATCTAGCATTCTATGTGCTGTAGATAATAATTGAGCGTATTCTACAATCATCTTTACGACATGTTTATCCACATGCTGTTCAGCACATGTTTTTGTATCGTGGTTTAAATAAAATATATTCATACTAAAACTCCTTCACTTTCTCCATTAACTTAATTAATTTCCATTTAAACATATTATACATCATTGGCAACTTTTTGTCAACCTTTTTTAAATATGCTCTTAGAGCGTCAACACGTTTCCAGTATAATTCTTCTTTAGAGTTCATAGACACCTACTATATTATGTTTAATAACTTGTTTAATTAGTGTAGTATAGTTCTTTCTTGTTGCATATGCTGTTAGAGTATCAGCAAGTTGGTACACATCAGCACCTTCTTCTCTTGCCAATCTAAATTCTTCATAAGCAAATACTTCGTTAAGGATCCTTACATAATCCTTTACACTATCACATCTGGTTTCATAAACTTTAACACCCCAACCAATCCACTTTGTTTGGTCCCATGTAATTGGTAATAACCATTTACTATCTTTGTTGAAAGTTCTAATACCAAATAAATTATTACCTTCGTTGGCAAATCTACTTTTACCCCAACCTGTCTCTAATGCCGCTTGAGCAATGATTAGTTCTTTTGGTATTTGTTTTGAAATATCTGTTGTCTCATAAATTTTGTCTATACATTTTGATAGTGTATAAACAAACTGAGATTTTGTTTCTGTATTAATAACAGGTAAAACATTAGGAAAATCTTCTATCTCCTCATATGTAATTTGTTGTACAATAAATTCTTTACAACCATCATCTGTACACGGTTGTTCTTTTTCTTTTGCTACTGCGTTCCACATAAACACACCAGCAATTAGTAATAATATAGTTGAAAATATTTTCATAAGACCTCCTTAGTCAATATTAGTTGTATCATTGTCAATAGTAAGTGTTAGTTTAATACCATTTGCACCAAACGTTCTACGCCATTTGTAGAAATCAATGTTGTGGTTACAACTGTTATCTTCTAACGCATAATATTGCCATAAATGTACCATTTCATGTCCTAACACTTGTAAAAAAGTGTCAAAGGATTTCATTTTATAATGTAATTCTAAATGACATTCTCTAGGTTTCTTTTTTCGCTTTTCAGTTTGGTCATTAAATAATACTTGACCAACAGCACCTCTTAATCTTCTAATAGATATACTATCAAAAGAAGGTAGTTTCCTTTTAAAGATAATATTATTTAGTATATCAAACCACAACTCAGCGTCTGTAAGTGTAGGATAATAAGGAAACTTTTTGTTAAAGTTTTCTGCTAATCTATCTATTTTTTTTCTTGCCATATGTTATCTAAGATACTCATTTTTATATAACAGTTTAGCACCGTATTCTTGTTTTGCAATATCAAGGACTTCATCAATATTTGTCTCATCAATACCACACAATGATAGGTTATCAACATCTTTTAATTGATTAGTAGCAGTTGCTTCGTCAATAGCACCAATACAATATTCATTGATAATCTTCTCAGATTGTTCTTCAGCGTTGTCCCACGCCATGTTTTTAACTTTACTCATAATATAACCTTTCGTTTTCTTGTTAATATACTTATAATATACACTAAAATGAAGCAAAAGTCAAGCAAAAAAGGCATAATAAAACCTTTATTTTTCAACAGTTTATGAATAAAAGGTGTGCTATTCTGTCGCATGTCCGTCAACAAACCACTTGGTATCTTCAAATCCTACTGGTCCTTTGACAGTATAATTCGCTACTATGGAATATCTACTTTTATTGTCTGTATTCACATCTACAGTATGGTCAGCAAATGCAGGGAATATCAACAGCATTCCTCTTTCAGGTGTTATTGTAAGTCTTTGTGTGTTAAATGAATTTTGTTTTTCAGGTCGTATATCCCATTGCCATTTATTACTGTAATCTATAAATGATATTGTGGATCCTCCTGATACAGGATAAAATACAATTGAATACATACAGTTAGCATGGTTGTGTAAGTTACCTTTATAACCAGGTTTAAATCTAGTTATCCAGGAACTCATCAACTGAACCGTATTCTTATTATAGTTCATAACATTGTCGTTATACTCTTGTACCTTTTGAGTAATCACTTTTTCAAGTTCAGGAAACTGTGATAAGATTTTTAAATCTTTAGAGTATTCGCCAATATGACTATATTGATTCCAGCCTGCTTGTTTAAAGACTTTATCTTCTATATCTTCAACTTCTGGTATCTCATCTATATTTAAAATCGCCAAAGGTCTCGCAAACAAGGAAAATATTTCCATGTCTTTTGACATTACTTATTAATTCTCATAAAATTGTCGTCCCAATTGAACGCTTCTTTTACTAAATTCTCCGTCAAACCTTTATAAACTTTATTTAATGCTTTGTCTTTAATATGTAAAAGTAACTTTGCTTCTTCATCACTTAATGCTTCAAGTGTTTCTATAAACATGTTTTCTCTTTTCATTTGTTTTAGTTGTGGATTACCACCTTCTAAAAAGTGAAACAGTTTTTTTGTTTCCGCTTTTAACCATATATGATTTTCAGTACCTAGTGGTGCTTCATTCTTTTTATATGGTGGGTTTTCTTCTGGTAACTTCCATACTAATTTCTTATCAAATGCTAACTTCATTAACATTCTTAATTCTTTAGTGTCATACTTATTCAACACTTCTATTTTCTTGTTTTTATCTTTCGCATTATTAACCTTTGTTAATATTTCATGGAATGATAATTGATACATTGGTTCAGCCATTTTAAAACTCCTCTATTTTGCCAATCAATTCTTTCAAATCGTTATTAATTAAATAAGGTAATATCTTTTGTTTAGAGTTCACCTTAGTGTTTTTGTATGTATTATATATGTCTTCTTCCATATCGTCTGGAATATAGTCAAAGTCAATTAGTCTTTGGTTTCTTTGGTAGTTTCTATAGTGATATTCATTACAGAAAGTTTTAGGATCCTCACCTTTCATTAAGGTATCAATCCAATATGATAATTTTTTCTTTTGTATAGGTTTTTGTTTAATCTTGTTTATAAATGTATCGTCTGGTGACAAGAAGTTAGGTATGCCATCAGAGGTATCACCTCTCATAATATGTTCAAAGATATACTCTTGTGGATTTTGTGTTTCTATCATCTTCTTTTGTATAGGTGCATATTGAGATATGCCTGGATACTTTTGAAGTTGTTGAAAGTCTTTGTCACCTGATATAATTAAAGTCTTTTCTTTATGTTCTTTTTTACATAGTACAGCAATAATATCGTCTGCTTCAACGTTATCTAATTGTACAACTTTATAGTGGAAGTTGTCTCGTATTTCTTCTTTGATTATATGTAGTAAACCAAATACACTTTCCCAATCAGTTTTGGAATCGTCTCGTCCTTCTCTACGTTTTGCTTTATAGTGTGGAAATATATCTCTACGCCATGGAGAAGGACCATCAACTGCAATGATAACATCACCTGGATAGTCTTGTTTAAATCTATGTACTAATCCTCTTATTGAGTTTAGTATCATATGGCGTACAATAGGAATAGACAAGGTCATCTTGTCTTTACTCATTGCTAACTGTACAGCGATATTACTAATCGCTATCTGGCTGTAGTCTATCAGTATCATCTAAATTTTCTCCTTCAAATTCAATTTCGTCTTCATCATCTTTGTCACAAATTCTTTTGCCTTCATAATCAATTACTGAAAATGTCCTACCTGATTTCTCGTCTTTCTGTCTATACATAAGACCATCTGTAATATCATGGAAAGGGTGGTCAAGGTTTAGTTCTCTATACAATAAACC